AAATTTATTAACTCAAGGAAAGAAACTCTTGAAATAATAATAAACATCACTGATGTTGGAACAGGGCCGGGAGACTGGCCCTTTTTTTTACTTGCAATAAAAATCAAAATAGTTATTAATTAAAGAGTATTCCTAAGCCTAAATGAAATAAGTGGGGCTTTCAAAACACTTTATTTTCATCTAACAACGAACTCAAATTTAACTTTAAATAAAAAGGATATTTTGTGGGTAAAACTATTAAGAGAAGTAGTGAAGAAGCATTGAACCATGCGTTGGACAAATTAATTATGATATGTCCAAATAAAAAAACGTATGATGAGTTAACAAGTTTAATGTTTCAGTTGTATTGTGGAAATGACTTTGGTTTAGGAAATTTCAGTCTTTCTTTCCTTGATAAAATTGAGGAGAGATGGCGATCAGGTAGAAAGCTTGTAGCTCAGGCTAAAGGCATAAAACTGGTTGTTAAAAATGCTTAACCACGGTGTAGATTTTCCCAATCCATATCTTTTCCCACATCGTGGTTATGCAAATGAGTTTAAAAAAACCTAGCCGGATACTAAAAGAATCCATCATGCTGATGGATATTATGTCTGGTGAAGATAGAATGCACTATTTAGATCGTATGTGGTCCTTATATCTAAAGGTTTACAAAACTACTCCTGCCAGAGCTCGAAAGAGGCGTAAGCAAAAATATTCTCCATTAGATAGAAGGAAAGCTTATGACTTGTGCTCCAGCCTTGTTAAGATTTTTGGGCATTAAATTGAGTCTAGAACTTATTAAAATTAAAAATTATTCGGAACAAAGATTATTTCAAGCTATATTAGTACAAGCTTTAGAGGACGCTACAAATAGCTCTGGTTTTAAAAAAGATACTTATTATAAACAGGACTCGCATAACTGGTTTATGGACAATTCTACCTCATTTCAGGACATTTGTTGGGGTGCGGATATGGATCCTGAATTTATACGTGGCGAGTATCTTAGATTAATTAGAGAAAAAAAAATAATATTTACTAAATTACAGAGGTCCTGGATTTCTTATAGACAATTATATAAGAGGTATCGAGAGGCTAATTCTAAGGAAGAGAGAAGAGAGATTAAAAAGTTAATATTAAAAGAAAATTTAAAAAGATTAGAGAGTTAACTCCTGGGGAAACCAGAGAGCAATCTAATAAACATCCCCAGGAGAATATAACTAATTAACCTTAATAAAGGTAACATAATAACGGATACCGGACAACGGGAAATATCTACTATATAGATTATCTAGACTAGTTAGTAATAAAAAGTACCCCCATGGGTAAAACAGGTGTCCCTGGTGTCCCTAAACAACTATTAATCAATTATACCAACACTTATAGGTCAATTTAGTGGTGTCCCTATGGTGTCCCTGTGGTGTCCCTAAGGGACACCACTCTTGCGGGAACGTTATCGGAAGTTTTTGGGGCTATTACTTTATGATGAAATAATCTATATAGTAGAAATTATGTATAAGAAATTTTTGTTTATAAAAGAAACAGGTAAATTGCTTTCTAGAGAAATTAAAGATGCTTATAAAGCTTATAGAAATACTGCACCAAAAGGTAAAAAAACTGCTGATATAGTAAAAGATAGTAAGGTTTCTAGACCTACCGCTAAAGCAGATGTGAAATCCGGAATAAGACAAGAACTTAAAACTAAATTAAAGTTTGAAAAAGATAAGACTAAAAGACGTTCTATAATTAGAGGATTAGGTAAGCTCCAATGAAAGCATTTTTTAAAAAACTTATAGATAAGGTTTTTGGTAAACGATGTAAATGTGGTAATCAATAATGCCTGGTGGACTTAAAAAGAAATCGGACAGAACTGAATTAGATTTAACTCCAAAACAAAAAATGTTTGTTGAAATCTATGTTAAAGATTGGGGATCTATCACACAAGCGGAAGCGTTAAAACGTGCAGGATATGTTTGCACAAATGAAAAAGATTATGGCTCTGTTGCATCTAGAATGTTATCTAGAAAGCACAGTCCTCATATAGCAAAATACTTTGATAAGTTATTTGAGAGAGAAGTAAAAAAATACGAAAGTGACAACCTTAGAAGATACAAAAGGTTAGAAAGAATTGCTGACAAGGCAGAGAAAGAAAAACAATTCGCTGCTGCTATTAATGCTGAGTATAGATCCGGTCAATTGGCTGGTGCTTATGTTGATAGAAAAGAAGTAACTGTCAGTGGTTTGGAGGGTATGTCACGTGAGCAACTTGAAAAAAAGCTCGAGGAATTATCAATCAAGATCGATGGACACAACGCCAAAACGATCCAAATTGAATCCGAAGACGTTACAGAAATTGAACAAGGCTAGTTGGTCTGAATGGTTAGATGTTTTTAATCAAGTTCATAACTCAACTATCACTGTTTCAGTTGGTAGTATTAAAATTATTGTAGAAGAAAAAAGAGTTTATAAGAAACTCAAAGACCACGGCACTGATTTAACTTACGAAAATGAATTTAAAAATAAAAGATGAATAAAAAAATACAACAATCCAAAATATTAAACTTTGATTTTAAGAACCTCGGAAACAAAATAGAGGATTATCCCTATGTTGAAATAGAATGGCTTGATATCGAAGGTGATGCTGGTTGGAGCAGCACAAAAGATTTAAGTAAAGAACAGTTACCTGTGTGTGTATCAAAAGGTTATTTGTTGAGTCAAAAAAATGGCATAACAAGAATATTTAGTGATTTTATTAAGTCTAAAGATAAACCTACATTTGACAATATTGGTAACACAACTATTATCCCAACAGCAGTCATTAAATCAATTAGAAAAATTAAATTATAAATAACTTACTTAATCATGTCTAATAAAAACGGGGAAACTAGACTATGGCAAAACGTTAAAAAAGGACTGACTGATTGCTTTTTTACTCGCATAGAATCTAGCACAATTAACGGTATTCCAGATATTCATTGTGTAATGAATCATGAAGTATTTTGGATAGAATTAAAATCAGATTCATTAAGTTTTCCGAAGCTTAATAAATGGCAAGTTGTTTGGATTAATAAGTATATAAAAGCAGGTGGTAAGGTAATCATACTAAAAGAGAACTTGGGTAAGACCCCCTTGCAGAGGTCTCTTAAACTGTACAGACCGGTGTCCCTGTTCACTGATCCTCGTTCCCTTGTCTCGTTTGCCTCGTTCTCGTTCCCCTATCAATGGCCCACGGTCCAGCGTAGGATGCAGCAGGAGCTGGGATCACCTTCAGAAGCAGCGTAGCTCTCGCTCTCGTGCTCTGGCCACCAATTTTTTCCTCTTTGTTAGGTTGGTGGCCTGGGGACCAGCAGCAGGAAGCTCTCGTTTCTCGTTCTCGTTAATGGAGAAACCTCGTTCTCGTTTACTGGACAACGGTGACCCCCTGCAGCGTCAGCTTCAGGGGGGTGCTGGCTCAGGAGAAACTTTTGCTTGACGATTATCCCATCATGTCGTATGGTCAGACAAACAAAGGAGGAAAACATGGCAATAGATTTTGATGCATTAGATCTCGTTCGAGGCGAGAATAAAGCTCGTTCCTACAACAAGAAGATAGATGAGCTGCAGAAGCAGGTGACCAGCCTTCAGGAGCTGGCAGCTCAGATGGTAAGAGAGTTACCAGAGGAAAAGAGATGGATCTTTGAAGAAAGATTAAAAAAAATAAAAGAAAGGCCTTGACAGGTCTCCCATCGTATCTTATATATACAGCGCACCTTCAGGTGAGACTGTTATGCCATGGCCGCGCAAGTGTCTTGTTCCACCTGATGGTGTTTAACCAAAGGAGAGCAAATGACTAAAGATAAAAAGAAACCTGTTGAGCAAGAAGACAAACCTGAAGAAGGCAAAGTTTACGCACTGACCGGTGCCACGGGCACGCGCTGCATTGCCAACGGCAATACGTGGAAAGAGTCAGAGGTGAAGGATGCCTAGACATCTAATAGAAAAGCAGAAAAAGTTGCTAGATGAACATCGGTACGCTAAACAACCAGGGGACCTACCACAAAAAATTTGGAATAATCTCGAACAGATGAATGATTTCGAAACCATTCATTCACATGTCAGTGATTACTTATGCCGCCATTACGATCCAGAAGCTGCGGAACTGAAGGAGTGGTATCTAATGCCAAGCATCAATGAATGCCTCGCTGAGTATCAAAAGCAGGATATAGGATTAATTGCAGACATTGCTAAGCACGGCTGCTCAGGAGGTGTCGCTGGTATTACGTATTACTCAGAAACAATTTCGTTTCATGATCACCATCAGGAGGAGATCTGGCAGCTGGTACAGGACCACGCGGATGCAGCTGGACTGAAGAACGGTGAGTTTCTACAGCACATATCGCAAGATCCAACCTCGTTGACTGGATTAGTAAACGATCTCGTTTGGTGGGCGGTCAAGGTTCGGGCCCAGGAGCTGCTGGATGAGGCACCTGCAGCTGGAGCTTCCACATGACATTCGTTGTCGTTTGGCTGTGCCTTCTGTTTATGTTTCCAGGTATTACATTAGCTGGGACTGGCGTCCTGATGCTGTCGCTCGTTGGAATACTTTGATCCCAATCTCGTCTCGTTCCCTTAAGTGGTGAGCTGGGCGCACTAACTTCTAATGGTTCACCCCCCTGCAGCAGAAACTCTGATGGTAAAGACAGCAATAGATTTGGTTTCTAGTTTAGAATGATTCTAAAAGATAATTGTTGCAAAGGTATATAGGATACGATAAGACAATAGAATTAAACAAACAAAGGAGAAAAGTTATGGGACTAGATCAACACGCACACCTTCGAGGTCAAAAGGTAGATTGGGAACAATATTACTCTGATGATGATTACGGAGATAAAGCA